ACTTCCGGCCGCTGCTGTGCCTTCTATAATATTTTCTTTAGCTCCTGTTCTATTAACCTGTGATACTGACCATACAGGTAAATTTAATTCTCGAGCTAATCCTTTAGTACTGATATAAATATCATCAATTTCCTCTTTTCTCTCCCTATTTTTTCTTTTTGACGAAAGTAAGTCAACATAATCTATAATAATTAAATCAGTTTTAAAACCTAAATCCTCACACTTTTTAATGTGGCTCTCTAAAGTAGAAATACTAGCCTTTCCTGGGGTATATTCTTTTATAATTAACTTACCTGGGAGTTCGGTTATTGTTTCTTGGACTTTTGATTTGAAGTTTTTAAGCTTATCTACAGGAATACCTGTAAAGAAAGCATCATATCTTTTACCAACATAATCTTCTCCTAATTCTAAAGTATAATGGACTACATTATATCCTAATTGAACAGCACATCCACCTAATGCTACTAAAGCCCATGATTTACCACCTCCAGGATTACCAAATACTAAACCAAAATCTCCATTTCCTAATCCACCTTGTATTAGTTCATTTATTTTATCCCAAGGAGTAGGAATAATAACTCTATTATCTTCACGATACCTAGATTCAGTATCTTTATCGTATTCATGACCTATATTTTTGTCTTGTCCTGCTTTAAGAGCACTATCAATTAGAAATCTAATAGAATCGTATTCTCCACCCTTAAGTAAGTCTACTGAATCTAATAATGCTCTTTTTAGTTGTTGATTTTTACAGAAGCCTGAGAATTCATTTTCAATATACTCTAAATCATCTTCAGATGCTGAATAAGATTGTTTTAATTGTTCTTTGATAGCAATTTGAAGTACATCGTTTGTTATCTTCTTCATTTCTACTTTTAGAACTTCCATTGTTGGTGGGCAGTGATACTCACTATAATATCTTAAAATTTGACCTACAATCCATTTTGATGCTTGTGTACTGAAATATTCATCAGTTAAAACATCGTGTATTGATAGTAAAAATTTCTTATGTGTTAATAGTGAAGATATTACTTTAGTTTGGAAAGAAGGCCCATATTCCTCTAAAGAATTTAATCTTGTTGTTGTCATAACTTTTATTTTATTATTTTAAATATAAAAAATTTTCTTTAATCCAAAAATCTACATTTTTAATTATTTTCCCTAATTCATCTTCATTATACATTCGTATGAATTCTTCAGGCTCAAAATATAATTCATCATCTTCAATTACTGATTGTAGATCTTCTATATCCTGTTCACTTACTAAAGGTTTACTTAGATCCATAACTTTATATTTGCTCTCTATTTCATTTCGTTCCATTAATATTCGAGCATATACAACATGGTCTTTAAGTTTTTCCTCACATATATCAAATATATCTTGAAGCGATAAATTTCTTTCTTTTAATTCCGGGAATTTTTTCAAAAGCCCCTTTTCACCTAACCCCTTAATTCCTTTAACATTATCTGAATTGTCTCCAAGTAGTGTTTTCTGTAGGATAAAATTGTGGGGTGTGAGTTGAAACTTATCAATTACAGTCTGTGGCGTATAATATTCTTTTTCAACGGGACGATAAACTGTAATGTTATTAGTGACTAGCTGGAGGAAGTCTTTATCTGCGGATACTATGAATGATTTATTATTTGGGTTTGATGATATTTGTTGACTTAAACAAGCTAAAATATCATCTGCTTCTACTTTAGGAATACTTAATACTTTAACAGGTAAGCATTTTAAATAATGCATTAAACGTACTATTTGATTAATTTTAGAATCATGTTCTTCCTCGATATCATCAAAAATATCCCAATTTGTAATTCTATTAATGTTTCGACTTGATTTATATTCAGGAATCATATTTTTTCGACTAGCTGAAGATCCAGGACCATCAAAAACAACATATATTGATGTAGGTTTTATTTCTTTGACTAATGTTCCTAATGATCTAAGAAAACCACCTAAACCCCCGATATGAACTCCATTACTATTTATTAAATTTAAAATTGCAAAATTTCTAAAAAATAGATTAAGACCATCGATTAATAGTACTCTTTCATGTTTATTAAAAACTGAGTCTGTGTTTTCTTGGACTTCATTCAAGAGTTTAAGTAAATTTTTATTTTTCATACTATTCTTTAATAGATTCTAATATATCCGAAATATTCCCACTTTCCTCCCATTCGCTTAAATCTTCAACTATTGTTATATCTCCATCCGAGCCTTCAAACCAATTCTTTGAATTTTCTTTTTTATACTTAGCTATTGAATTATCAGTATCAGGAATAAAACCATGAGGGGTAACAATTACTGTTGATTGAGTAGCTACTCCTATTCCTGTGTGGATTTTATCTATTGATATTTTTGTTCTTTTAGCAAATTCAACATTCTTCTTATCTTTAACAGCTTTAATTTTAGATGTTCCGCTATTAGTTATATTACCGAATGTGATTACTAAAGTTGCATCCCAATACATAGCATCTCCCCCCTTATTTGTCATTTTTGGTCTTCCCATAGGTGATTCAGCTGGTTGTACTCCTACTTTATTAATAACAAAGAATGTGTTTGTATAAGGATAATTAGATTTACGAGACATTGTAAATTTTTGATTTACAAAATTACCAAATTGAGTAGCCATAGCTCCTGCGTTCCATTGAGGGTTATTACTTTTGGCTTCAACACTTAGTTTACATGGAATTGAACCAACTGAATCCCATAAAAAACAAAGATCATAAGGTAAATTCCCTTTCTTTTGTTCATCTAATATATCCAATATAAATGCTGATACATCTTCTATAACATTAATCGTTGATCTATCTACATACATAAAAAAACCTTCATAATTTATGTTTGTTGGATCTTCAGGGTCTACTATTCTATTTAACTCAAATCCCATCTGAATAGCGTGTTCAAAATCCCACTTCATTTCAGTTATTATGAATATGGGGAGGATGCCTTGTTTTTGAGCATTTATAGCTGTTTCAATTAATAATGTTGTTTTACCTGAGTCTGATCTTCCTCTAGCTATAGTTAGATGACCCATAGGAATCCCGTCTATAGAAAGAGCATCTTTAATAGATTTGCTAAATGGGATGAACTGTTGTTCCTTAAATTTTACATTATTATCTAATCCTTTCTTCTCCTTAAATTTATCTAATGAGAATTTTGACTTAAGTTCTTCCCCTACCGCTTCTGTGAGCGACTTTTTTGTTTTTGCCATAAATTTTTGGTTTTAAATGGGGGGCTAAATCACCCCCCTAATTGTTATTAGTCTTTTTCAAACAAATCATCAAATTTTGACTTATTATCTTTTTTAGTAGTAGATAATGTGTAATTTGGTGATGTTTTAGATTTTACTGTAGGTTTGTCCCAAGGTAAATCTGTGGTTGGTGGAACTACTTCTTCTTCTTCCTCCTCTCCACCATCTTCATCAGGTGCTAACCAACTTTGCAATGCACTTTTCATTTCATCAAATGTATAACGTTTAAACGCTTCAGATGGATCAGGTTGGTTGTTTAGGTATTTTTCAATTTCTTCCTTAGTTGAAGCTAGGGGAGAAATTTTGGTTTTAGGACGAATTGATGATTTATTATAAGCGGTTCCTGTAGTATCTGGTCCTACTGTATCTACTGTAAAATCTCTTCCTTCTGCAACATCAGTAAAGTCCTGAATGTCTTCATCGTCAGCCATTGATAAGAATTCCATATACACTTCTTTACCAAATTGCCATAAACGAACTCCTTTATCTTCTTCACCACGTACAATTACAGGAGCGAATACTCTTAACTTTGGTTCTAATTTCTTAGCTAATCTCCAATCTTCTTTGTCGCTTGATTTACGTAATTGTTTTACGAATTCAGCAATTGGATCTTTTTCACCCCAAGAAAGTGGAGAAAGCATCATTTTGTTTCCAATACCATAATAAAAGAATAATTCTTTAAATGGTGATTTGTCGTCGAATTTGGAAGGAACAATTCTAATTGTTTGTTTTCCGATAGCTGGTTTCCAATATAATTTTTCATAATCCACTTTAGAACCACCTTTGTTGTTCTTTGAATTCATGTTAGAAAGCTTTTGTCTAATTGTGTTTAAATCCATGTTTAATAACTTTTTTTTGTTTATAATATATTTAAT